TGAGGTCAAGTCGGTGGTCACGTAGACATTCCCTGACCCGATCTGGAGATTTTGACATTCCGTGTTCGACGTTCTGAGTGTCGCGTTCGTAATATCGAGAAACCCGGTCGGTGAGTATATCGGCATGTTCACCTCTACTATTTGGGGAGGTTTTTTTAAACGAAAAAGTCACTTGGAACGAGTGTCTCTGCCACTCGGCGTGTTTTTTCTTACAAAGTGGGAGGCACTTTGGAGGAAATTGGGACGACTTCGTAGAAGTCGGGACTATCCGCAATGGTACGTACACCAACGAAAGTTTCTGCCCCTGATGTTCAAACTATTCACTGACATCTAATATAGCGTAAGAAATGATTTACGTGTTATTTTCATCTTTATACATCTGCCGTATTCGTGGAAGGGAATGCGCGACCAGCACCCCAGATAATACGAACTGCTCCACCGCCACCAGCACCCGCACCACCCCAAGAGCTACTCGAGGCACCGCCACCACCACCACCATAGTTACCACCGGTACGCAAAATTGCCCCATACAGTCCGGCGGCGTTGAACAGACCGTCAGCACCCCCTGAACCACCGAAACCATCGGCTGCCCCAGATGCTCCTTGGCCGAGGAGACCAACACCACCACCACCACCCGAGTGGTTTACGGAACTTGCAGAATCACCCCCACCACCACCACCACCACTGGGCGCACCGCTAGTATTTGTATTAGTTGAAGCTCCACCAGCACCCGTGTATCCACCGGCACCCCCACCACCACATGGGCCGTTACCAGAACTACTGGCATTATTAACTGCACCACCGTTACCCCCACCGTCCCCAGTGTAAGTCCCACCGGAACGACTTTGATTATAACGCCCAAAACCACCATAACCACCTTTCACTGTTCCGGTATTAATGAAGTAAGAGTCGTTCCCGTTCCCGGCGCCCGAAGAGTAGGCCCCAGCCGATCCACCAGCACCAACTACTAAAGTATACGAATTTCCAGGAACTACCGCAATATTGTTCTTCCATCCGAGACCGCCACCACTCCCACCGTTCATAGAATACGAATAACTGGTACTACTCCTGTTATAATACATACCACCACCACCACCACCGACACATACAACGCAAACAGAAGTCACTGCAGGGGAAGTGGGTGCAGTCCAAGAATAGGTACCAGGTGTGGTATATTCCTGTTGTCCACCTTGAGGCACCGAACCTAATGTTTTATTCATGAACATGTACAGACTTAACGGACCGGCACTAATACTAGCCGGTGTAAACGACCCGTCTGTAAACGGTTCGTTATATAACTCGCTAAGACTGTGGGGCGCTGTATCACCTGCAGCTAGTCCGATCGTTTGTAAATCGAGAGAGGCACCGTATTTCATATTCAGGTAATTTTCTACATTCGTATATTCCGTTGAATTGAGCGCGCGGTTATACACAATGATTTCAGCGATTGCCCAAGTCGATGATTGTGAACCCTGTTGCGGTCCATAATTAACAGTTAATTGTGCTGATAAATTACCACCACCGGTACCCCGTGTAACACCATTAGATCTATATAAAGACCTTTGGTCGGTAGAAAATACCCAATCGTTTCCATGTAGATCCCCTGTAGAGGGGGTTACCCAGCCGTTGTGATACGCTACACCAGTGTCTCCAGCGTGAAACCCCGAGAGCCAATTCGTACCAATCCCATCGAATATACGAGATCTAGACAATGTAGGGGCCATTGATTTGATTGTAATGTTTCGAACACGATCTATTGCCTGTACACCACCACTTCGCCCAGCGAATCCAAAATACCTGGGTTGGTTGTGATTTGAATTTAACGACGTACCGTAAGCATGTGTTGTTGTATTGAGTAATGTCCCCCCCGAATTTTTGATCGTAGCCGTGAGTGTACCACCGGAATACTGAATATTTACAGGCATCCAGGCATCCATTTGCAGACTTACACTCGCCGACTTCGTCGTACCCCCTGTCTGGTTGTACAGTCGGACCTCATCATCTCCATAATATTCCCACATAAGCATATGTCCACCATGTCCACCACTCCCCGTGGCATTAATAGTTGTCCCTGTGATAGGACCCGTACCGTAAAATATGAAACGTAGATCATCCGCACCACCGTAATTAATCGGGTTTATGTAAATTTCAGCATCCATTTCCCACGAATCACCCGTAGTAATTTGCCAATATACAGCTCCGTGCCTACTCGCACCAGAATGAACCAGTTCGATATATCCTCCAGCTGCTGACGTGGTACGAGTGGCTGGTCCATTATTAGAGTTGCCAGTTAATGTCCCTGTAGCCGCTGTACCTGTTTTTTGATCGTCGAATACGTAAACGGTCGGTGTACTCCCAGGTAGGTAAAATTTCGTTACATGAAAAAGGGTATAATTATTAGTTGTACCAGTCATGACACTGGTACTAAATTTCATTCGTTCACTCGTACCACCATGTATAAAGGGTCTTGGGCCGCCAATGATACCCCCGCCAGTGGATACCCGTTGGATAGTACCCGCTAAATCCGATCCAGTTACGTGATTATTATTCCCTGAAAGATCTGTCCATTCAGTCATCGCCGACCCAGACATTACAGCACTGTCTCCAGTGTACCAACCAGTTAGATTGGATATTGTTGATGGAAATGAAGGATTAAAGTCACCCATATACATTATGAGTATAGTTTTTCTTCTAGACTTTTAACCTTTCCAGATAATTCCTTAATCGCTTCAACGAGAATACCTACCATATTACCATAGGCGAGACCGTATCCGTCTTCCTCATTACCGACGACCGCTTCGGGTAAAATAGAAAGAACTTCCTGTGCGACGAGACCGGTGTATCTGACATTATCTTTTTCGTAGGTGTATCCGTTAATTTTTTCAATTTTATTTAGGGAATTGTCTATAATTTGTAAATTTGTTTTCTTACGTGCATCTGAATACGCCGTAACGTTCCCAGATGCATAAATATTACCATCGACGTGTAACGTATGTGCCGGATCAGTTGTCCCGATACCGACATTACCACTAGAATAATGGATTTCAGTCGAGTTCACGGTGGTCCATTGTGACGATCCACCACCACCACCACCACCGAATGTCTGTGCGGCCCCACCGATACGCAAACTTCCCGAGAGGTTTATGTCCCCGGCAACATCGAGGGTGTGAGCAGGTGTTGCAATATTAACACCAACCCTATCATTCACCGTATCGACAAAGAGAGTATCGGTATCTACGGCGACATCACCACTGAAGGCTGCTGCCCCAAACGTTGTAGGCACAGGTAAAACTATATCCACAGACCCATCGAAGTTTACACCACCAATAGATCTAGGGGTTGTGAGGGTTGCCGCGGAACCCGTAGTGTTTTGGTTTAGGGTTGGAATCCTAGCTGTGCCAAATGTTCCACTCGTAATTTTTGTTGCATCTAAATTTGGCATGGTACCTACAAATGCCGTAGCCGTGACAGTCCCATTAACATCGAGAGCTGATGTCGGTGTGGTACTTTTACCGATAGAAACGTTGTGTGGGGAATATATATCGTCGCCCACTTCCTTAAACGCCTCGGATGCGGCTGAAGCTTCATAATCAGCGGCGGAATCTGTGTATATGTCACCGGTCGTTTTTGTCGTATCCAGAGATTTAGCATAAGCCATCCAGTGATGGAGTTTCATATCCGAGACCGTACTTACACCGGATGATAACGCGAGCGCTTCGCTTTCAACTGTCGCTGCATTTTTACCCTGGGCAGCCCCGAGTGTAGTAAGACCACTGGGTACGACCGACTTATTGCGACGTCTAAACTTGAGTTGATTACCTGTAAACGAAATTTTTGTCTCATCCCCGATCCAAAGTGAATTATCGGAAACGTACATGTCCCGTATTTTGAATGCGGCGGAACCGATATCATATGTATTATCCGCATTTGGGAGTATATGACCACCCATATTGAGTGTACCCCCCATATCGATATTTGACGTAGTGACAAACCCCGTTGTCGCATTCGTAAACTGAATCGTGTTTGAAGTTACATTCCCGGTATCCGTGACCGATTGAAGCGTTGGTGATGTCGAAATACCCGTAAGTCCGGACCCATCGCCAGCGAACGCTGTGGCGGTCACGGTTCCACCCACCGTTAATTCTGTTGAAACGTAGGCGTTCCCGACCACGTGTAGATTTGACGTGGGTCCGTCGACATCGACCCCGACCCCAAAACTCGACTTTACCGTGTCGATGACAACGTTCGAAGTCGCGCCGACGAACGTAGCTTTGTTCGTTCCCTGAAACTTTAGGACACCGTTCGTGGCCATGTCTACTATTTGGGGAGGTTTTTTTAAGTGATGAAGTCACTTGGTACGAGTGGCTTCGCCACTCGGCGTGTTTTTTCTTACAAAGTGGGAGGCACTTTGGAGGAAATTTTATTAGAGTACGACTTCTACGAAGTTGGGGCGACGGGCCACTCAACACCTGTCAGGTTTCCATTTTCATCGAGATCCGGTGAAGACATACAGGGGAGATCGCGGAGGTGTTGGCGGTACCGTTTCCATTTTTCAAAGGTTTCATCGTTTATGGGGTAATCCCTCATCACGTACTTATCTGTGGAAGGAAACAATGCGTCCCGTTCAGAACGGAGTTTCGTCATCGCATCGACCCTACGTTCTTGTATGACTTCCTGGGCTGCAAGTTCCTCCGGGGTTGGTAGAGGAGTTCCGTCAGTGCATAATTCAGACATATACTATATACATGATATTTAAAGTTGTGTAATCGTAACTGAACCGTTACCGTCGTGAACAGTGTTATCTTCGCTCGTGACCGTGAAGAATGTAGCCTTATATGACCCCCCACCCCCCCCAACGTAGGGGCCGGCGTTACTACCACCCCCACCGGAGTAACCACCACCACCACCACCGTGGGTGGTGCCATGCCTCCCCCCTCCCCCGAAACCACCGTAACCGATGGGGTTACCAGCGGTTCGATACCCGCCTAACCCTCCGGTGGTAAACGAACCCGCAGTCGGCGTGCTTCCGAAGAAACCCGCACCCTGGTTATCACCATACCCAACTGTACCCGCTGCACCGGCGGTCCCACCTGCTACACCTTGACTGCCATTTCTACCATTTGTAGCTAAACTAGCGTCGCCAAGTGTACTTGTGCCCTGGTTTGTGTGTCCACCCCCACCCCCACCTGCGATGACGATGATAGATGCATTGGTATTATATGGAGTCCTCACGACAAATGTCCCACCAGCACCACCGTGGCCGTTACTGTTGGTCGCATTCTCACATGACTGACCAACAAGTATCTGAATGACCTCACCCTTAGTTAGAGTACAAGTACCATTAATTCGAGCACCGTACCCTCCCTGATTCACAGCGCGCGAACCAGCTCCATATGCTGAAATCGAATAGGTGGTTGTTTTAGGAACAGTCCATTCCTGTACTCCATTAAACCCCGACATGTTGAAATAATTAGTATTACTGGCCCATGCAGGCGGAGTGGCGAACGAGGCGTAGAGAGACGTTAACTGGTAGAGTGTAGGACCAGTCCGCCCATATACCGCAGTCGTGAACGTGAACGGATTTGGACTGAATGTGTAGAGAGCTGAGGTCGCCTGAATATTGATTGCTCTATCTGTGAACTCTTGAGTGGTATTATCGGTCAATCGGAATGTTACACTCGTCGTCGACCCCGTGATTTGACCTGTTATCACACCCGTACTCCCAGTAAGAGTGAGACCTGATGGTATGGCGGCACTCGAAGGTGCTACAGAGAATGTCCTATTGGTACCACCACCACCATCTGTACCCACAAGTGTGTGAGTCGCGGTCGTAGTAGGATCGAAACTCAGAACCGCACCAGCCGCGGGGGAAGTCCATGTAACCGGAAACCCAATCGCGGCAGTACTGGTCACACTAATACCTGAAACTGATACTTTAACTTTATACGGTTGTTGGGCGACGTCGAAGCCACCACTCGCCCCGAGTGTCCCCAATTTAAAGGTTACTTGCGTCCCGGTGGCATTCGGTGCGGTCGCATCGAAAACACTGTATAGGGTTCCATCGGCACCTTCGAGTTGTATCGTCGATCCAGGGGAGATATTCGTACCAGTAACAGTGACGACCTGCGAGGCAACCGCAGAGAGTGCCATAGTAGTTGGTGATAAACCTGTAATTGTGGGTGGGATGAGAGCAATCACGGGGGTCGTAAGGGTCGTAGTGAGACCTGAACCACCTATGATTCTAACTTTATAAGGTCTTTGTGCTACATCATAGCCGCCAGTCGCCCCAAGCACACCCATTTTGAATGTGGCACCCAGTCCACTCACATACGTCGTATTGAAAACACTATATTCGGTACCATCAGCACCTATGAGTTGTAGAGTTAGATTGGTATCAAAACCTGTTCCCGAGACGGTAAATACCTGCGTCGCTGTATCTGGAATAGCAACGCTCGTCGGTGAAACACTAGTGGCCGTGGGTGGTTGGGCGACGGGGGACCACCCCGCCGCTGTGTAGCCTTCAATGAACCCAGTTGTGGAGTTATAGCGGAGCATACCATTTACGCCGGTCGCTGGTCTCTGTGCTGTCGTACCACTTGGAACGGTTATAGCACCTGTTCCACCACTTGTGGTTATACCAGTTAATTCGGATCCGTCACCGATAAATTTTAATGCGTGGACATTCCCTGTAGCGACTAGACCCGTTGTCGTATTCGTAAACTGAATCGTGTTTGAAGATACATTCCCGGTATCCGTGACCGATTGAAGCGTTGGTGATGTCGAAATACCCGTAAGCTCTGAACCGTCACCGATAAATTTTGATGCATGGACATTCCCTGTGGCGACTATACCCGTTGTCGCATTCGTAAACTGGATCGTGTGTGGTGTGAGGTTCCCCGTAGCGGTGATCGCCGAGAGTTCGAGACGAGGATCGTCGACCACCAGTTCGATCGTACCCATGGTCATGGTTCCACCGAGTTC